GCTGGATTACAGAAAATGTAACAAGATGTTAACAGCGGTCTTTGTCAAAGACTCATCTTTCACTTACTCACGTTTATTTGGATCTTCCGCCCTCGCGTCCCTTGGAAGGACCAGGGTTTCTTCGACGTGAGCACTTCGAACGCGGGCTTTTCTGCTGTTGATTGCCCGATGTTTCCACCTTCTCGTTCGGTCGGCTCCGATTCTGGCGCTGATTCTTGCGCGCCATTTGGGGTTTCTGTTGGGATTGTTGTTTTGGCTGACATTTTTCCTCCTTAATCACTGGAGGCCCGTCCGGGACCTCCACAACATCCTCCTTTACGCATTCGATCTTGATCTTACTTTTATTATCGATTACGCAAGGGATCAGGTCCACGGATTCTGCTTCCATGATGAGTTTCTGCTTATCACGCAGTTCTGAGCTTGTTAAGCCCATCTGCACACATACGCTTTCTCGTATCATGTCCACATCATCCTGCGGCCAGGCATTTGAAATTTTAAACATTTCTTCTCCAGTTGCATTCAATACAGGTTTTTCGCCAACTAATTCCAACATGCGCTTACAATAATCAGAGATAAGTGGTGTTTCACGATCAGTCATCATATATCCTGTGCACTTGTTCACAATTGCTTGTTCACGAGTGACTTGTTTATTAGATGACAGATGTATCTTTGATATTGTTCGCATCACATCTTGATGTGATGACAAGCTCACACTCGGGTTCGGAAAAACACGGCCTAAAAACTTAACAGGCTCATTCTTTCCTACTACCATTATATCAGGTTCTCCGAACCCGAGTGTCACTGACACGTTGACAATTGCGTCGGCCAAACCTTCTACGAATGCGTCAGCACCGTCGTCCCCTGACTTCGCGGTTGAGTGCTCGATTTTCTTGAGCGCTTCAGCCATGGTGTTACCCATTTCCCGCAAAGCACAATATTTAATAAAGCAGTTTCCTGCCGTATTAGTCGGGCCTGTGAAAGGGCTCCCGCTGCGCGTGCTCCACCCCGGTTCGGATGGAACTCCATTGTTCGACACTGCCTTATTGACAAAATTACTCTTACACAGTTTAAGCAGAGTTGGTCGATCCTGCTCATTGCACCATTTCATCATCATCGGTATAGTGAGATGTTTTTGCATCCACTCACTCCAATGACCATCGAACTTCGGGTAGTCTGTCATTATGGCCCCATTTTGACTCAACTCTTGAATGATTTCGGCGATACGTACAGGCGTTTTACCTGGGCAATACCAGTCGAAGGGCTTCAAGATTTCGTCAGTGAACGGATACACATAACGCTGAAGTTCAACCGCAAATGGTGGGCTGCACGACGTGATTAAACGTGGTGCGTTGGGCCCTGGGTAAGGTTCTGTCTTAACGAACGTCTTGAGTGCATTGTGTGGTTCTGGACTCATGATATGCGCGTCGCGAGAGTTTCGTGCACGTTGTAGCGGCTTGTTCTGTTTTTCGATAACCTCATCACGTTCAACGGGTATACCTTTTCCTTGGCGTGATGGCGGAATTAGATAGTCAATGAATTCCGTTGCATACTGATTGTAAACTTTGGGTGGTATTGAGACGTTACGCACTTCGTCTATCCTATGTTTAATAGCAGCATGGTCTGAGTTAACAGACTTATCGGGGAACAATGCCGGATCTGATACCAATGGGGGCGAAAGAATCTGACAGGGGTTTGTCTTATCCTCGATGATATTAGGACCCTTCGGGAGGAATGTCGTGTTTAACGTTGATGTAGGGATCACGTTAACTTTTGGCCTAAGGTCCAAGCTCTTCATCATCACGTCGTAAAGTAATGCTGAATCCACTCGAACACTAGCCATATTGGCATTCAACTCTCGTAAGTAGGTCTCAATGTCACCGATGATAGGGTCGGATTTCTTTGCTCTCAACCGCGACTGTATCGCTAAGAAGGTTGCATACTTGAGCGTTACTCCTTGCTCAGTACCATCGAGAGAAAGACTGATGTTCTCACTACCGCGCACAACGTTGATGCCATCGTATGAATACACCTTTCGGCGTAATGGTCCAGAAGAATGGACAAGGTGCGCCAAATAATTTGGCACACGAACGAATGGTATCAATGTAATTATGCGTCGGCTTGCGATAGCGCCCTTCACATGTCGTTGTTCAACATGATAAAAATACGTCCAACCGTCTCTGGTTCCAGTGACTATTTCACAGTCATAATCCCACAGCCTATGATGATAACAAGCTCCTCCGCTTACACTATAATGTATTTCATCTTGCTCAATGAAAAACCGAATTTCTCCGCTTACATGTGTTACCGTTTCCGGCACAACTGTATACATTATGATTGGTCTCCCATATGACAGATACTTATTCATATCTGCATGGAAGTCCACGTCAATCATCACTAGCACATGGTTTTGTAGAACCTCATGGTTTACGTATCGCG